GATAGGCTTGTGGAGCGAATGCGTAAAGCACATCCGCTGTATAGAGAATATGATTGAAAATGAGAACTTTTAATCATGTACCAGTGGAATTACCAGAGCTAAAGACTAAAACAATTGATCGCAAAAGATTCTATGTAACACCACATAATAATTATTACCCATCAATCACAACAGTTTTATCAATCCGAAATAAAAAAGGATTGATGGAATGGCGTAATCGTGTGGGCAATGATGTGGCTAATTATGTTGCGAGTAAAGCTGCAGCAAGAGGAACTAAAGTTCACCATATGTGTGAGGATTATCTAAACAATCAACATACAGAATTGCCTGATAAATGGGAGAAACATAAAAAGGATTTTCTTCCTTGGTGTATATTTAGTGAATTAAAAGACAAAGTGTTGGGTAATATTAATGACATATACGCTCAAGAATGTGGTCTTTATAGTGATAAATATAAGGTAGCGGGCAGAGTTGATTGTATTGCAAAGTACAATGGTGTACTTTCAATCATCGACTTCAAGACATCAACAAAAGAACGATCTGATAGTTGGAATGAAAATTACTATATTCAATGCTCTGCATATGCAGAAATGTTTACCGAGAGAACAGGCATAGAAGTTTCACAAATTGTTATTTTAGTAGTAACAGAAGATGGAACCGTCCAAGAATTTATCAAAGAAAAGTACGAGTATTTAGATAGTCTAAAGGATTCCGTTGCAGAATGGGGAAGGCAAAATGAAACAGATAGTAAAGGCCACCCACTTATTTATAGCTAGCCTTTTATTTGCAGTGGCTCTAGTAACGCTACCGTCATCTGCTAAAGCTCAGAACATGTGCATTCCTAAACCTGCTTTAATAGAAGCAATGGGAAGAAAGTACAATGAAAAAGAAACAGAGTATGGTGTAGATGGTCGTAGTAAAAGCTATGTAGGTGTTTATGTAAACGCTAAAACAAAAGACTTTACTTTTACTATGACGCCTAAAGGACAACCTAATGTTCTTTGTGCCATAGCTACTGGAACAGAGTGGGAGCAACTACCCGGAATATCAAAAGGTATTATATCCGATGGGTCGCTTATTAGTATTTCCTATAGTAAAGAATCAGGCAACTGGCAGTTAATGTATGTTAACAAAGAGACTGGTGCTATTTCTATGGTAACTAATGGAAATTCTTGGGAACTTGTCATTGATCTCAATGCTTCTTCTATTTAAAACAAGGTATAGATAATGAATAAAACTAACATGGCTGCTGCTGGTGTAGTACTTTTAACATTATTAACACCAATCAATGCTTCGGCAGAAGGCGAAGCATTGGGTAAAGAACCTTTAGTACAGGTGAAGAAACCTATATTTTGTGGCGACTCTTCTAGTTTGTTAAAATATCTTACTGAAAAATATAATGAAGCTCCTGTTGTAATTTTTAATGAACAAAATGGTATGGAAAGTCAAGTTGTAGTTTTTGCAAATGTAGAAAAGGGGACTGCTTCTGTTGTAGAAAATTTTCCTAATGGAAAAGGATGTTTACTAGCAACCGGCCATGATGTAATGATTATTCCCGTAAAAAAAGAAGGTTCCGACACTTGATTTTTTTTGTAAAACACCTTGACAAAAATCATTTGCTGTGTTATAAATATAGTACAGTTTGATGATACGGACTGAAAGTTGTGCAGGACTTGGGGGCAGTACCCAACGCCTCCACCAAAAGGAGATTGATATGGTTGTATTAATTGTAGAATGTCAAGGGGAGGGCCAAAATGATGACCCTGACCCCGCGCAAAAAGGTAGCGAAGGTAGCTATTAAGTGGATGCTTAAAGCTTATATAGTTTGGAGTATTTGTGCAGACATATTTCTTCTCAGTGGAATTGTATACCTAATCTTTTTTTGATGGGGGCGACATAGGATCGACTGGCAGTACATAGGAAAGTGGAGAACTGTGGATTGGACGCCTTATAGTCCACTATAGTAAATGCGAACGATAATTTTGCATTTGAGGATTATGCACTAGCTGCATAGTCTGTCGGGGTTCGGGGAGTTCCTAGCAACAGAATACTCCCCACTTAATTCAAAAAAGGTATTGACATTTTCTATTTCTTGTGTTATACTTTGTTATAATAAGAATTCAAGTGAAAACTTGATGAGTTTGGTGGTTCTCTAAAAACTACCAATTTAAAAGTTGGAATGAGTTCAACTTATTTGTAATGTTAAGGAAAACATTTAAATGACTACTACTATCCAGACCGCTAAGGTCGCCCAGACCGCTAAGGTCGCCAATGCACTCGTCAATGGTGCAGAACTTACCGCAAAGCAGATTGCATCACGTTATGGTGTTAAGAATGTTCGTGCAGTAATTAGTAAGCTGCGTTCAGAGGGTTATTCAATCTTTCTGAATAAGCGCGTATCGTCTTTTGACGGCCAAACCTACATGAAGTATCGTGTTGGTACAGCACCACGGGCAGTTGTTGCTGCTGGCTACGCCGCTCTACGCACAGCGTAATTAGGTAGGGTTTTGGGGTTTCCTAGTAACAGAATAACCCCACTTTATACTAACGCACTAAGGCGAGTATGAAGTTGACTGATTCCTGCTTGGTATATCCAATGCCTTATGTGTCGCACAAAATAGGCATTGCCTTAATGGCAGAGTTGGTCGTTAAACATAAAAAAGGAGATAGTGTGTGAGTTTAGAAACCCTCGTAAGAAAATCATTTATTCCTTCCGGTTTGAGGAACACACGAAGGGTGATGCCTTAATACATCCGTGGGGGGTCACGGTTAACCCCCCAATTTATTGTATTATGAAAGATAACAATGATACCAATGGCTTTAATTACAACAAAAAACTTTACAATTGCAATTGAGAGTATTGCAAAAGAAAAGCATATCACTCATATGGATGCTGTTTTACATTATTGTGAACAAGAGGGTATTGAACCTGAGTCTGTCAGCTCTCTTATCTCAAAGGGTCTTAAAGAAAAGATCGAAGCAAACGCAAGAGACTTAAATTTTTTGCCGAGGCAAGCACAACTACCAATCTAGACAATGGAACCGATTGACGTTTATTTAATGTATTGTGCTATGAAGGCACATTTCAGTAAGAATGATTATGACTTCTTAACTTACAAAGGTAAAAGTCGTGTTCCCAGAAACTCGTTCTATAAACGTAAAGACAGATTTTTCTTTGTCAGGCTGTCCAAAAAATATGAAGACCACGAGGACATTAAGAACTATCTAGTTGCTAATTTCATTGTGGATAAAAAAGGTTACGTTGCAAATTTTAATGATGAAAATTATAAGATTTGGAAAGAGAAAAGAAACAATTTCTATAATATATTCACCGAAGAAATTCGCCCATTTGTAAATAATTTCAATCCAATATTTGAAGTAAAAAATTCTGAACACCCAATTATTTTAAAAGAATATCTTGGCAAAAGAGTATCCCTTGAAACTCTCATCATTCTAGATGAGCTTGTGGGATTCACTAAAACTTGGAACAATCGTATGTCAGAGGATTATATATGGTACGACCTTAAAAAACTTATGAAAAATTATAAAAGGTTCTTGACTATTGACAAGGGCCAGTATAGAATACAGTTATTGAAACTCATAGAGGAGTCTAGTAATGAGTAATAGTGAAGAACAGGGACGGAATGAGTCGTTCTTGGAAAATGAAGTTCAAGCGTTGACAAGTAAAGTAAAGGCACTTGAATGGGATTGCTCAGAGTTGCAGCAATCTAACTCTGAATTACAGGAGCGAGTTAAAAAGCTTGCATCTCGTCAACCGGCATGGCCAAAGGGATATCGTCCACAAAGACGCCAGACCCAAACCCAGAGTCGATAAATGGTTTGCCGGAGTAGCTCAGTTGGTAGCAGCAGTTGCCTTGTAAGCATCAGGTCAGGAGTTCGAATCTTCTCTCCGGCACCATTTACCAACTGACCTATAGATTTGCATTTTTATAAGTAGTTGTATGCATACACATCATAAAATACCAAAACATATGGGTGGAACAGATAGGCCAGAAAATCTTATTGAAGTTACTGTTGAAGAACATGCAGAACTCCACAGAGAACTGTATGAAAAATATGGTAAAAGACAAGATAAACTAGCTTGGTTGGCAATATCATCACAGATAGGCCAGGAAGAAATATGGATTGAGAGGTCTTCTATGGGTGGTGAGAATAATAAAGGTGTACCAAAATCACCAGAACATAGACGAAAGCTTTCTGAAGCGCTGGAAGGGCACTTTTTATCAGAGGAAAGAAGGGTTAATATTTCAAAGGCTATGATTGATAATAAAAATTCTAAAGGACATAGTTCACCAGAATATAAGAAAACTCAAAGTGTGGCTATGAAGGCCGCATGGGCAAAGCGAAAAGAAAAGAATAAGTGAAAGTAAAAATGATATCACATTCTACACCAGATAATATTATCGGTGTGGATGATGCACAGGAACTCATCGCATATTGTGCTAGAGTATCTAATCCTAGCAACCAGAACAATAAAGACACCAGTGAAAAACTAATTAAGTATCTTATCAAGCACAAGCACTGGTCGCCACTAGAGATGGTGAGCGCGTGTATTGAAATTGAGACAACCAGAGATATTGCACGACAGATTCTACGTCACCGTTCATTCTCGTTTCAAGAGTTCAGCCAACGATATGCTGACCCTGTAAAGGAACTTGATTTTATTCGGCGTGGAGCCAGACTACAAGACCCAAAGAATAGGCAAAATTCTATTGATGCTGCATCTATTAATGTTCAAGATATGTGGGACATGAAACAGCAAGAA